ATTAGCCGTTTTAACAGAAAAAGTTGGTAAGAATGTGTAATTATTTCCTTGGTTTGACAGTGTTATAGTTTGAATAATACCTTGTGAATCTGTTGTCAGGAGACCTGTGGCACCACTACCAATAAACGATACAACATTAGCTGTTGCGCTACTGGTGTTACCAGAAATATTATACCCAGCTAACAAAGACCACGAGACAGAATTAACAGAGTTGTTGGTCAAATCAACTGTTCTTGGTTTAACCTGAATAATAGTGGTATTGGCAATTGCTGTTGTATTAATTGAAGCAATTGTTACTTTAGGCGCGCCTGGTGCTGAAGATGTAAGCGTCTCACCATTTGAAAAGGCAATAGTGTTGCCTGTTACAATAATAGAACTTAAAACAACAACACTATCGGCATTAGCAAAACCTAAACCACCATTGTCAACAGTCACTTTAAAAATGGGGTAATCTTTGCTAAAAACAGTAATGTTTTGACCAGGTGAAAATACCGTGTAAGATGTATTTGAATTTGCTGTGTCGTTATCAGAACTATTCGTATACTGTAGATAAAGTGTTTTAAGATTTGGAGAGTTTGACTCTAACCCATCTACAGAATTTACAATGCGCGCAGCTAAATTAAGATCCGATTTAACAAAAAAATCAACATATGAGGATGGCTGCGAAGGTTGACCATCCGTTTGAATGTCGAGTATCTTTACATAAGAATAGTTTGGCAAATAGGAAAAATTAATACCGCTAAGAATTGTACCGGACTTAAATATGTTATCACCAAATTTTTCAATTTGATTCTGTAACATTGTTTGTAGTTGATTCAATTCACGCGTCTGTACTGAAACACCAGGTTTAAAAAGTACCTTGTAATATTCTTTTGCTAGATCGTAATCGTCAAAATAAGGATTTACATTTAATGAATTTTCTAATGGCATATTATTCTCTTAGAATTGCAAGATAAGTTTAACTGTTTCAGTTTGACTGTTAGAACGAGATATTGGAAATTGATTTTCAAGAAACATTACTTCTCCTGAACCAACAATCAAATCAGGAGGAATATAAAATAATAAATTAGCAGAAGCACTACTTTCCTGACCAATGATAGTATTACCTGTATTTAGGTTACCTCTTTGATTGGTTAGAGCTAATGTTGATGCGGTATTGCTGTGGAAAAAAGCATTTGCAAGCTGTATATCTGTTTGAAATATTTGTTCATCCTGGATAAAAACACCTGATATAGGGTTAAATGTATATCTATGGCGCTGGTCAAAAGTATTAAAATTCTTTGCGGCGCCATTAATTTGAAATGTTGATACAGAAGCAGTGGTGTTTGTTGTTCCGCCCCTCAAGGAATTAACGGTCGTATTTCCTGTCAAAATAATACCGTTTACATTAGTTAATTGTAATGAACTAATGCTATCCCATGCTGCTACCAATCCCGTTGCGCCTGTATTTGCCTGTGTTACCGTTTCACCTACGGCAAAAGATCCGGAAAGATTAAGAGTAGATATAACAACATTGGAAAATAATGGGTCTTTGATTAAACCAATTTGTCTGTAATCGTTTACTACTGGAATGGTTCCTGTTTCTGTATTAGCAAAGGAAATACTTATACATAGTGCTGTTCCTCCCAACTCGTGTTCGGGATTTGATCCGTGGCCACCCTTTGGTCCAAGTATAGGTGCAATAGTAGCGGTGTTTGATACACCTCCCGTATTACCTACTACTTCCGCCTCTGCCCATGAATAGTTATTACCCCTTGATAAAACTTCTATTCTAACAATTGAGTTTGATGATGATGTATTAACAATAGCACGGGCAACAGCACCATTCCCATCACCATAAATTAAAACGCTTGGTGTAATTTCATAATTTGTTGCTGTTGTTGGTGATGTTGTAAAAGCTGATTCCAACGTAACTGTTTTTACTGATCCTGTAACTTGATAATCTACTATTTTTTTACCTTCACCAGCGCCTGGGCCCGATGTCAAATATAAAAAACTACCTTGATAGAAATTTGTAGCATTAACAGCATTGTTAGCAATATTATATGTTGTGACGGAGCCACCAACACGTAAATCAGTTGAAATAAAACTATTACTTAAAAAGGTATTGTAATTTGAGCCTCGATAGGTTACAGAAAAAACTTCAATAGCACCTGGTACCGCATTTGCTACAACGGCGTTATTAGCTATAATTGGTAAATGTAGCGGCGTTGCATATGTGTTAAAAATAGTTGCATCGACATCATACATATACTTCCAAACATATCCATCTGCTGTACTGTAATATTCATCATTGGGACTTGTCTGGGTTGGATCGGGTTGTATTGTGGATGCCGAATTACCAAAATTATCTAGGCACTTGAACACAGCATATGTGGCACCTGTATTAACACAAGCATAATATTGCTTATCCGTTAAGTCTATATCTCCTCTATATGCAATATACTTTGTATTTGACGTCCAGTCATATCGAGGAGCAACAACGACCACACTTGAAGGTGTCACCCGTTTGCCAAAAACCATATTTTCATAAGGATCGTAAAATGTTTCTTTATCACTATTGATAATAGCAGGAATAGCAGCATCTCCAGCTGAATAAGGAGTAGACTTACCCGCAAACACATAATACACACTATTAGCTACCTCACTAACAGATTCTTGAAACTGCTTTACGTTATGTAAGCGAAAATAATTGGTGATTTGTTGTATTGACATTTTTTATGAAAGTGTGATATTATTTATAGCAGACATTTGCACGTTAGGTGTCGATAAAATTGATAATCTACCAAACATTTTTGTCCCAGCTACATGAGTTATTTTTTTAAGAACATCCACATATCTATCGAAAGGAATTGTTGATATGACCTCGTAACTATATTCTTGGTAATAATCATTGTCATGTAATTTTTTATTAGAATCAAGGAAGCCCCGCGTTGATTGAAAGAAACCTTCGCCAATACCTTGCTTTCCAAGTCGAACAATTGCTGTTATTGAGAAGTTACTATCTGCTTTAGACATTGTCACGGTTTCAAAATCAACATAACCAAACCCCGAATCAAAAACATCAAGACTTGTAGCAACGTTGTTAGCTGTTTGTACATTAGCAGCTATGCTCGCATTTAAACCTAAAAATGGTTGTGTGGTGTCTACGTCTATAACACTTACAACGGCTGTCGCACCCGATACTTGACCAACAATAGTATTGCTGACCTGAAAAGTATTTTCTAAGTTTATTCTTTTTAGTTTTAAGAATGTTGTATTTGCAATTTGTTTAACAATAGCTCGTGCAGTAGTTGCAAGTGTAACAACTGATACAAGAGATATATTAGCTGTACCACCACTTGATAACGACCTCATTAATGAAGATGCGTTTGCAGTATTAACAAATGTACCTGTAACGCCTGTCAATTTTAGTGTTCCTGCTCCACCTGAAATACCCGATTCAACAACAAACCCCTCTGCTCTTGTTGCACCGTTTGCATAAAGTTGAAAGATCTTTTCTGTTGTAATTACTGTTGTTGTTGAAGTGCCATTGGCTGCTGTTCCGGAAAAACTACTAATAGTTAGCTGTATTGCGGGACTATCATATGTTTGTAAAATTTGCTCTCGTTCAATAAAGGCACCCGTTACTGATGAAATTGTCATGTTATAGTCTTGTTTTGTATATCCCGACACATAGGGATTATGAACAACAATAAAAGGATTTACGTTGTAATCACTTCCAGGATTAAAACCAGATATAGCGGCAATAGAACCAATAGTATCATTATCAAATCTCAAACAATCAAGTAATATACTATCAATACTGGAATTGGGAAACTTTACAAAACCAAACCCACCATAGCATAAATCCCCTATTGATAAACCGTGGCCTGTTTGATTTAATCCTGCCGTAATATTAATTGCTGCTCCGCCTGATGTCGTTGAGAGACTAAGCGTTGTTCCCCCACTAACTGCATTTATTACATAATAAGTTCCATTTGATGCTAAACCACCAATTGCGGTATTAGTAGATGCTACAGAATATGTAACTAGATCATTATTAGAAAAAGTATGTGCTGTTGTTGTTGTAATTATTTCCGTTGTATTTGCTACACCCGAATTGGCATTAAAGAAATATTGAACACCTCCATTTATTACATGAGGAACAGTTGTATGAATAAAGCCTGAATTATTTGCGTTTAAATTTATGGTAGAAAATTTAACATTTTGTGTGTTGTTGCTGTGTAAGAAATCAGGTGAAAGAAAAACAGATTCGGTATCTGTCAGCAAACTTATATTGAACGTAGCGCCTGAACCCGTACTTGTATTTGCAATAGTGGCTACTGTATTTGTTACAGCACCGATGATAGAAGAATATGGTGTAGCAATAAAACCGTTGCTTGATATGTTTATAACACCGACATATTCAGAATTGGCTTCAATTACTGTTGCTATTGCTGTACGGTCTGCATATGTGGTAATTACACCCGATCCCAATGATTTTGTAAGAAAGTGGCCTGATTGATCTAACCCAGCTGTTAGATTTAAAGCTGCGCCGCCCAATGTATCAGAAAGCTGCAGCGCTGTGCTGTTGGCACCAACAACATAATACGCCGCATCCGTACTCAAAGCAGCTAGAGCAGTGTTGCCCGTACGTATTGAATAAACAACTATATCTGTATTAACAAAACCATGCGCAGATGTGGTTGTAATAAATTCGGTTGAATTTGCTACACCTGAATTAGCGTTAAAAGAAGCAGAGGTACCTGTTCCTTTTATTGAAAAAACCGTATCGCTTGTAACAACATTACCAAAGCTAGGGGCAATTATAATGTATCCTGCAGATGTGTTTGATTTGTTTGTTGCAACAATTGTAGCATTTGCAGAAACAGTACCGTTAGCATAATAATTTTCTATTACAGCACCTACATTGTAATTTGCATTATTTGGTCTCGCTGTACTATATGCAAGATTTGCAAACTGTTGGGATATCCCCTCAAATTGCGCAAAGTTTGTTATCTCTACATTGGAATTTGTTATATTAGAAACTTGTAACATTTTCTGTGCAACAAGCACTTCACTGTTAAAAAGGCTATACCCCCAACCCCCCGATGTAAATGCATCAACAAATATAAAGCTAACTTTGCCTGTTTGATTGCTAACTGCTGAAACACGTGCCTTTGCATTTTTACCAGATCCCGTCGTAATGGTAAATATATCACCTACGCTAAAATTAGCGCCACCCGATACAATAGTTAGAGAAGACAGTGAACCTAGAATTATTGGAGATCCTTCTAAAACCGAATCTGTTGTTAATGTTACAAATTCTCCTGTCTTAAAATTTCCTTGTAACTTGCTTAAAAACAACACCTCAATAAATCTTCCCTCAATTCTTTTTGTAATCAAAGATTCAACAAATGCAATTGCCCCGGATTCGTTACCTATTATTTGTTTACCAATAAAATTTTTAGTTTTTGGTTGGTTGGTGGAAATTTCAAGATATATTGGTTTGACCCATATACCATCTGATGTTTTAAATAAGTCTGAATTAGGAAAATAAAGTTCAGTGTCTTGATTGAATAACGCTCTCATTGTTATTTCAACACCGTTTTTAGTACCTTTGGCGCTGTAAATATCTTTTGAGTGTTTAACTAATAGCTGAGTATTTGCTGTTGTGTTGAGTGAGAATCCATCAAGGTATTTGTTTTTATAATGTGATATAAACTCTGATGATGTTTTGTCAATATCTTTGTAGTCAAACAAACTACGTGATCTGTTTGTAGCTTGGTTTTGCGATTCCATCCACACATAATACTGACGGACAAAGTCAACAAAACGTGCGCCCTCAGAAACATAAAACTCAGGAAATTGAGTTTTAACTAACGATGATATGCTTTTTTCTACATCAATCATACCAATACACCAATAACATTTACTGTTACATCTATAGGATTTATTTCCGTTATAATATTCCTTACGCCGTTAATGTTTTTAGATTGTGGTACTAAGTATATTTCAATTGAATTACCCTCAAAAGAGGATACGTTAAAATTGATTAGTTGTACACGGCCTGAAGCATAATTAATGGTGCCTGTTTTTTGCACAATTTCAACAACACCTGTACGTAAAGCAGCAATATAAATATTGCCCAACATATCATCAACAAGAATACATCTAGCATTTAAATATGTAAAAGGCGAGCTTGTTAGATTCTCACCATAATGAACATCTGTTGCTAATTGAACAACACCTTGTCTTGATTGGATTACATTATAAGAATCCAAAGCAATGGTATTTACCGTATTTGTAATGGGTATAAACTTTAACGCAATTACAGCTGTTGTATCATTGCTTATTATGCTTGGATCGCTTTGATCTATGTTTTTAACAAGAATACTATAATGCATAGTTGTTTTAAAATTCTCAAGCTCTGCTAAACTGTACGTGCTAATAGCTGCCTGAACTGCAGTCAATATATCCGAGCTTGATTTTGTTGTGCTATTTACGTTGTAATAAACATCAGATGTAACTTTAATGTACATGAATGTTGGGTCAACAAATATAGGGTCTATAGTCAACGGTGCTCTATCAGAAATATATTGTTTAAAAATTGTTTTTCTACCTTCTGATGCACCATCTGTGTTAAATAAATCAACACTTATAAACACTTTACCAAATTGGGGAGGATCAATCTCCTCACCACCATATACGCTTATTGCTTGTATATCAGGAAACTTACTCAACAAAAGGGTTTCATAATCGTGTGATGTTACCGCACGTTCCTGCGATTGAAAATTGCGAGGAGCGTTGTATCTTATTGATTCAATAGATTCACTCACTGCACCTCCCGACGCAATTGTGGTAGCTGTTACATTAATATTTGTGTGCCCATCTATTGCGCTATCTGAAACAAAAGTTGTTGCCCCGTTTGGCAACTCTCCTGAACTTATCCTATATTTTACTACAATAGTAGATCCATCTTTTGGTCTTCTTCCAAAAACATTATCACCAAACACTAATTCGTATTGTTGGTTTTCAGCACCCTGGACAAAATATACAAGAGATGTATCGGTTACATCAAGTATCTTGTCTTGCTTTAAGTATGTAAGAATATTTTGTCCACCATCTTCATATACACTAACAATAAGCGAGGATACATCTATTGTTGGATTAGAAAGAACAAACCTTTGTTGACTATTAGCAGATCCTACAACAAAGGTCTCTCCAGTAACCAGACCCTCATAAACAGTAAGAGATATAGAGTGTACGCCGTTATTTGCGCTTGTAATTAACTGCGTATCGCTTGTGGAAAAAGTATACGTGTTTGAACCAACGCGCGTTGTAAAGGAGGTATATTGAGGAACGACAATAGATGTTACATTGGATGTAGGTGTAATGGCAACAGTTATTTGTGCTTGCGCTGAGGCAAAAGAACGAGGAGCATAGTTTAACTCTTTAGCATGTGATACAACACTGTCCCGTAACTGAGCAGTATCAAGAAACATCTCACTAGCAACCATGTTAGTGTAAAAAGCATTCAGATATGTGTTGTAAGCAAGAACGTCAAGCAACACGTTAATATTTGACCCCTCATAATCGAGGTCTTTAAACTGGGTGTTGTTTTTGAGAAAAGATTTTAAATTGTTTTTGAGACTATTAAAATCTAAACCAACTAAGTCAATTGTAGTGTTGGCCATTTACCGAATCCTGTTAAGAAAAAGTTCAAGAGTTATAGGTTCCTCTTTATTTATTATGCTAAAAACTATCGTAGCTACAATGTAATGACTGTCTATTTCACTATTAACAAATACCTGCTGAATCTTTGCTCTTGGTTCGTAATTCTCTATTGTCGTGCGAATTAAATCTTCAAGAACGGAATCCATTGCTGGAGAAAAATTCTCAAACAGGATTGATCTTATATTGCTTCCTATCTTTGAATCATATATTCTATCGCCGGCGTTTGTGAGAAGCAGGTTACGTATAGATGATTTAACTGCTTCCTCATTCGTCACTTTATACAAATCTTGTTTTACAGGATCTACATCAAAGTCACTAAGGAAATCAGAAAAATATTCTACTTGTATTGCGCGGGACGTTTGTGATTTTCTTTGTACAACAATTGCCATGTTAGCCTCCAATGAATACTGTGCTTGAGCCAGTCTCGATTACGTTTGTACCTGCTGCGTTTGTATCGTTAGGGCCGCCTGTACCCGTATCTCCAGTATCAGCAGTATCACCAATACGAGCGGCACCCTTTGTTCCGCGGTTCATATTAATAGTTTTACCGTTAACAACAATGTTGCCCGTCACGTTTAGCGTATAGTTACCATCTACTTTAATATTTACATTACCTTTAATAAAAACCTCTTGGTTTTTTTGAATAATCTCAAAATCATCTCCAACGATTTTGTTTACGCGTCGCCCCGTATGATCTACCTCACTATATGTTCCGCTTCTGTGGAATGTATGTAATCTTTCAAAATTAGGGGTATCATCTACCTCAATAACGTGTCCCGATTCTGTTTGGGTTACTTTATTAAACGGATATTGTGTATTATATGCACTTGCTGGTTCAGGTCCTAGTAGCTGTTTGTCTAAACTATTTTGGCCAACAGCTAATTTTGACATATCATTTTTACCAGGCATCACTCCAAAAATAACAGGCATGAAGGCGTCGTTGCCATCCATAAAGAAACCAATAACGGTAGATCCAATCTGCAATCCAGTAGCAGAAACACCAACCTGTTTTAAACTCGAACTAAACCCTGGCATTAAAGTAACTGCAAATGGCAAATCTTTTTTTGGTGTTTGAACAATATCACCATGCACATTATAGATCCGTACTCTTACACGGCCTTGTTTTTCAGGATCATCTCTATCCTCAACAACACCAATAAACCACCTGAAACCTTCTTGACCAACTTCTTTTACTGCCATTTTAAATTCCCATCTTTACACAATCACATGAAATTTCATGTTTGTTTTTTGTGCTTGGTGTTATCATGTGTCTAAGTCTCACTATCAAATAATTTCCCGACATCATTGTATCATTTTTCTTTTTATCTGTTGTACC